GACTCTTCCGGCGGGCGGGTATCAGGGGCCGGTCCCGGAGTGGCCGTTCGGGCGGTGCACGAAGGCTGTCGCCGCCGTGTGGGAGCAGTTGTGGCGGAAACCGCAGGGGGCCGCGTGGGTTGACCTGGGGTATGAGCATGTGGTGGCTCGGCTGGCCCAGTTGATGGTGGCGGCGATGAAGCCGGGCGCGCCCGCCCAGATGCTTGCCGAGGTTCGGCAGCTCGAGGACCGGCTGGGGCTTAACCCGGCGGCGATGCAGCGCCTGCGCTGGGTGGTCGAAGAGGCCGAACCGGCGGAGGTTGTTCCGCTGCGTGTCGCGTCGGATGAGTCGCGCCGCCCACCGAGGGCGGTTGACCCAACGTAGTCATGCCGTGGCGTGGACCGGAGGTGCCGGGGGAGTTCCCCACGCTGGGGTACCTGATCGGCGAGTGGATTGAAGAGTTCTGCATCATCCCGGACGGGCCGCGGATGGGGGAACCGTACCGGCTGACCGGGGAGATGTGGCGCCACCTGTTGTGGGCGTACCGGTTGCGCCCGGACGCGCGTGAGGAGGATGGGCCGGACGCGTTTGTGTACTCGGGCAGTTTGCTGGTGCGCCCGCAGAAGTGGGGGAAGGACCCGTTCAACGCCGCCCGGTGTATCGCTCACGCGCTTGGGCCGGTGGTGTTCGCTGGGTGGGATGCCCGCGGGGAGCCGGTTGGCCGGCCGCATCCGTCGCCGTGGATCGCGGTGGCGGCGACGGCGGAGGATCAGACTGACAACACGTTCCGGCCGCTGGTGACGATGCTTCGGGACGGCCCGCTGGCGGGCACGCCGGGGCTGGATATCGGGGATACGCGGGTGAAGCTGCCGGGGGTGGGGTGGATCGACCCGGTGACCGCCTCGGCGAAGGCTCGCTTGGGCGGCAGGTTCACCTTCGTGTCCATCACCGAGTCGGGTCTGCTCGTGGGTGATGGGCCGACGGGTGGGGTGACGTTCGGGCGGGTGTTGAAGCGGAACACCGCTGGCATGGGCGGCATGTGGTCGGAGATCACCAACGCTTGGGACCCGACCGAGAACTCCCTGGCGCAACGCACCTTTGAGGCCAAGGCGCCGGACGTGTTTATCGACTACCGGCCGCCCCGGCGGAGGGTTGAGCTGGACGATAACGACGCCGTTCTCCGGGAGATCGTCTACGTGTACGGGGACAGCGCCCGGTGCAATGGCGGGTGGGTGTCGGAGCGGCGTATCCTCGCGGAGATCCAGAACCCGTCTACCGGTGAAGCTGAGGCGCGCCGGTTCTTCCTGAACGAGATCACCNGTGGTACCCGGGACGCGATCGACCCGGCAAGGTGGGACGCGCTCGCGCGGGATGATGACCCGCTTCAGCCGGGTGAGGCGATCACGCTGGGGTTCGACGGGTCCCGGTCGCGGGATGCGACGGCGCTTCGGGCGTGCCGGATCAGGGATGGCCGGCTGTTCCACCTGCGGGTGTGGGAGCCGGACGGCCCTGATTGGGTGGTGCCGCGCACCGAGGTGGATCAGGCGGTGCGGGATGCGTTCGCCGCGTACGACGTGCGGTACCTGTACGCGGACCCGTACCGGTGGCAGGACTACCTGGATGTGTGGGCGGCGTTGTTTCCCGGCCGTGTGGTGGAGTTCCCCACCAACGTCGAACAGCGGATGGACAAGGCGATCGAGCGGTTCCTGACCGCGTTCCGCGCCGGGGAGCTGACCCACGACGGGCACGAGGTTTCGACCAGGCACGCGAAGAATGCGGCGCTGGCGAAGGGGAAGCGTAAGCCGGGCCGTGAGGACGAGCATGGCGGGGCGAGCGAGCACTACCTGCGTGTGGTGAAGAAGCGGGCCGGGCTGCTGATCGACGACTTCGTGGCGGGGATTCTCGCGTACGAGGCGCGTGGCCGGGCGGTCGAGGAGGGCGCGCTGACCGAGCAGAGCGCCCCGAACCTTTGGTGAGTGGGGGTGAACTGGTGGTTCGTCTGCTCCTCGCCGCCGAGGTGGTGTTCGTGGCGGTGATGCTGGCCGGGGTGGCGATGCTCAGCGTCCCGGTGGCGCTCATCCTGGGCGGGGTTTTGGGTGTGGTGGCCACGGAGCGGGCGTCCGCTCTAGCCCGTGCGCGTGAGCTCGACCGGGGTGACCGGGCGTGAGCCTGTTCGGGTTGTTCGAGTCACCGCCGAACCGGTTGGAGAACCCGGGTGTGCCGCTCACATCGGCGGCGATTCTGGACTGGCTTGGTGGTGTGCGCACCCACGCGGGGGTGCAGGTCAGCGAGCGCGGCGCGCTGGCGATGAGCGCGGTGTGGCGGTGCACCGCCTTGATCTCCGGGGTGTCGTCAGCGCTGCCGTTGCACTCCTACCGGGCGGGTACGCATGACCGGACGCGGTCGCTGATCCTTGAGAACCCGCACCCTGAGCTGACCCCGTTGGAGCTGTGGCGGCTGACGTACGTGCACCGGTGCCTGTGGGGCAACGCTTACCTTCAGAAGATCCGGAATGGTGCGGGTCAGGTGCAGTGGCTTTGGCCGATCACCCCGGATCGGGTGCAGGTGGGCTTGGTCCGCCCTGATGATCTGCTGCCTTCGGGGAAGCTGTTCCACGTCGTTGATGACTGGGGAACCGCGCACGTGCTCACCTCGCGGGAGATCCTGCACCTGCCCGGGCTGGGTTACGACGGGGTGTGCGGGGTGTCCCCGATCCGGGCCGCGCAGCAGGCGGTCGGGCTCGGGCTCGCGGCGGAGGAGTATGGTGCACGCCTGTTCGGGTCCGGCAACCTCATGTCCGGCATTCTCCAGACGGAGCAGCGGCTGACCCCGGAGCAGGCCGACCAGCTCAAGCAGCGGTGGCGGGCCAAGATGAGCGGGTTGCACAACTCGCACGACATCGCGGTGCTCGACTCTGGGGCGTCGTTCCAGCCGATCTCCCTCCCGGCGCGGGACTCCCAGTTCTTGGAGTCGCGNGAGTTTCAGGCTGAGGAGATCGCCCGGTTCTTNGGCGTGCCCCAGTTCCTCCTAGGGCTTACGTCCAAGAGCACGTCATGGGGTACGGGCCTGGAACAACAGGCCATCGGATGGATCAAGTTCGATCTCCATCCGGCGTGGCTCGCCCCCACGGAGCAGCGGATCACCAAAGAGCTGCTGGGCGCCGGAGTGGAGGCCCGCTACAAGGTTGAGGGGCTGCTCAGGGGTGACAGCCGGGCGCGCGCCGAGTTCTACAAGGCCATGCGGGAGATCGGCGTGCTGAACGCGAACGAGATCCGCGACCTGGAGGACCTGCCGCCGATCCCCGGCCGCGGGGGCGACGTCTACTTGCAGCCGCTCAACTTCGCCCCCCTGGGAACTGCCGGTCAGGAGCCGCCCGCCGACCCGGGTGGAGACGACAGCGAGGACTGAAGCGATGACGGTTACGGTGGAGGAGAGACGTCGCCTGGCGTTCGCTGACGCGCACGTTGAGCTGCGCGCCGAGGCCGGGCGGGAGCGGTTTGTCGGCCTCGCCAGCCCGTTCGGTGTGCGGACGGCGATCGGCAACCCCAGGACATGGGGGTTTTTCGAGGAGATCGCGCCTGGGGCGTACACCAAGACGTTGCAGGAGGGCGATCAGCGGATGCTGATCGACCACGACTCCTACTACGTGGTGTCCCGGGTGTCGGCGGGGACCCTGAAGCTGTTCCAGTCCAAGCGCGGGCTAGAGGTCGAGTCCGAGCTCGACGACAACCTGTCGTATGTGCGGGATCTGAAGGCGAACATCCGCAACGGCAACATCACCGGCATGTCGATCGGGTTCTACGTGGTTAAAGAGGCGTGGAGCACGATCGAGGTCGAGGACACCGACGAGAACGGCAAGACACGGATGTTCGTGGCCGATCTGCGGACCATCCTCGAGTCCAAGCTGGTCGAGGTGTCGGCGGTGACGTTCCCGGCGTACGAGGACACCAGCGCGGAACTCGCTCACGTGGCCGCCGCCCTGGTGCGGCGCGGGGACGCCCAGGCTATTGAGAAGCGCGTCGCGTACCGCCCCGAACTGCGGAATCTACTGGGCGACCGCAAGGTGTTCGCGGTGCCGGAGCTGCGTAAGGCGATCCCCTCGCACTCGACGGACACCTCGGACGCTGCGTGGGACGGCCCGGCGAACGAGGCGAGGCTTGACAATGACGCGGGGGCGTCCACGTACCGGCGAGCCTACGCCTGGGTGGACCCCGCGAAGGACGCGGACACGAAGAGTGCCTACAAGTTCATCCACCACTTCGTTGATGAGGACGGCACCGTGGGGGCCGCTTCCACGAGGGCGTGCATCAACGGCATCGCCGTCCTGAACGGCGCCCGGGGCGGGACCACGATCCCTGACGCTGACCGGCAGGGGGTGTACGACCACCTGGCCCGGCACCTGCGGGACGCCGGCCTGGAGCCACCAGAGCTTAAGTCAATTGGTGATGTAGACGTGCAGGTCACCGCGCGTGAGCCGGGTGAGACCACTCACGCAGACGATGAGACCGAGCCGGCGCGTACCACTCGGCATCTCGACTGGGTTGACCGCGTGATGCGGGCGTATGCGGCCCGGTACCGGCTGCCGCTGTGAAGCCCGCCTGACCTATCCGATCACGACCCCGGCACCCATTGGACCGGGGTTGTCGGCATGCCTTGGAGGAGACCAAATGAGCGCGCTTGAGCGGCTCATCGATGAACAGAACAAGCTGTGGAAGCGGATGTGCGACATCCGCGACGCTGCCGAGCGGGAGGGCCGGGACCTGACCGCGGAGGAGCGGGCCAACTGGGATGAGGCCGAGAAGCGTCTGACCGAGGTGTCCGGCGACATTGAGCGCCTGGAGCGCATGGCCCGGCTGGAGAAGGTGGATTGGTCGCAGGTCGTCGTCACCGGCGGGGGCGGTGATGATGTGGCCGCCGACCGGAGAGCGGCGTACGAGGAGGCGTTCGGCCTGTGGCTGCGCGGCGGCATGGAGCGGCTGAACCCTGAGCAGCGGCAGATGCTCGCCGCCGCCTACGAGGAGGTTCGCGCCCAGGGCACCAGCCCGGACACCGCTGGTGGGTACCTGGTGCCGGAGGGGTTCCGGAACGTTATGACGGAGACCCTGAAGGCGTTCGGTGGGATCATGAACGTCGCCAACGTGATCACCACCAGCACGGGGAACCCGCTGGTGTGGCCGACCAACGACGACACCGGCAACGTCGGCGCGATCCTCGGGGAGAACACCCAGGTCACCGAGCAGGATGTGACGTTCGGGCAGAACACCCTCGGCGCGCACACCTACACCTCCAATCTCGTGCGGGTGTCCCTTCAGCTTCTCCAGGACTCCGCGTTCGACCTGGAATCCTGGCTGCCGAGGAAGCTTGGTGAGCGAATCGGCCGGGCCGCCGCCCAGCACTTCGCCACCGGCTCCGGCACCGGGCAGCCGCAGGGCATCACCCAGGGCACCGTTGGTGTGACCGGTGCCACCTCGGCACAGCCGGTGATTACCTACGACGACCTGGTGGACCTGGAGCACAGCGTGAACTCCGCCTACCGGTCCCGCGCCCGGTACGTGCTGTCGGACGCCGCGCTCAAGCTCATCAGGAAGCTGAAGGACTCCCAGGACCGGCCGCTGTGGGTGCCTGTGCCGGCGCCCGGCTTCCCGGCGACCATCAACGGCTACCCGTACACGGTGGACGATGGGATGCCCGCCCCGGCCCCGGACGCGGTGTCGATCGCGTTCGGTGACTTCCAGGCTGGCTACGTCATCCGCCAGGTGCAGGGTGTGCAGGTGATGCGCCTGTCGGAGCGGTACGCGGACTACCTCCAGGTTGGGTTCCTCGGATTCAGCCGACTGGATGGACGGATCGACGACGCGAGCGCGTTCCGCCTGTTCAAGCACGGGCCCGCGTCCTCATCGTGACCGTCATCCCCGGCCCGTACCGGCTGGCGCGGGCCGGGAACGTGAGGGAGCTACAGATGCCGAGGATCAGAATCCTCACCTCACTCGCCGGCGCCAGCTTCGCCTACCGGCGGGGTGAGGAGGTGGATGTGCCCGCCCAACTGGCGTCCCAGTGGTGCAGTGCGGGGTGGGCTGAGCTGGTGCGGGGCGAGCAGGTGGAGGCCCCTGAGCGGGCGCACCCGGCATCGGAGACCGCGGCCAGGC